AGTAGCCAGGCACGCGCCTAGAGCCATTGGAATGTCAGCACCCATAGCGCCGATGGTGCAGACATAGGAGATGCGCTGACCTGCCTGAACTTTGAACGCTTGATAGAACACGGTCGGCGCGTTGCCTGACGAGCCAATGGCGAATACATCATCTGGCTTGCTGTGTTCTCCGAGTAAACGAATAAATACGAATGGATCAACGTATTTTCTGCTTTCTACGCCGTCGAGTTCAGGGCGGAAACGCGTATATAGAGATTTGCACCATGCAAGCCAATTAGGATATGGTTCTACATAAGCCCATTCATACATTTTGTGATAACGACTTGGAAACTTGCTGAATTCAGCAGCTTCAATATCATGTACCCAAATCTCAGCATTCGGCGCGAATCGCTCATAATCATACGCCACTTGCTCTCCATCCAATCGCGCGCCGAAGGAATAGAAATGCGTCGCTTTCTGCTGGCAAATATTCGCACATCTTTGACCAAAAATCCCGGGCCTTCCGATAAATACAGGCGAGTCCTCTGGCAAAAGATCGCACGCCATCCAGGTGGTCATCACCGGAATGTTCAAACTACAAAGATGTTTTACAAGTTCTGGATTTCCTCTAACCCCATTACCCAGAAGTATTATCGGCTTTTGCATCTGCTATTCTCTTTCTATGAGAGTCTGACATTTTCTTTCTAGTTTCCGCTGAAGTTGATTTACCTAGATGCGCCTGACGTACAGCTTCTATCGTTTGCGGCGCTGGACTTCTGCCGCGATTTGCAAGGGATAACTTCAATTTAGTTTCTTCGCTTACCACCCTATTCTTACCAATCTGTGCCATGAACGCCTTGCCCTCAGGCGTATTATAAAACTTGGAAGATGCGTCGGAGAGCTTCTTACGCGTTTCCGCAGACGGCGATTTCCCGGTAGCGCGCAATCTCAATTGTTCAAGTTCTTCAGGGCGACTCATTCTTATCTTGGCCGATAATGACATTTTCGCTCGCGTTTCGTCAGACACAGGTACGCCGAAACGAGGAGACGGAAAGGCGGGCGCGATATTTATCAGCTTTGATTTATCGTAATGCTCCATCCACCACTGCTCACGAATAGACACGGTATTTCTATCTGAGCAAACTTCGACAATCTCAAAATAAAATTTCCCGTATTTATTCCATAAACGCTGAAGATATTTGTTACCGTGCTTGTCGCGCTTCAGGGTGGAGAGGTGTTCATATTGTCTCTGCTCAAATGTCTGCGCTGTTGACCCAATATACACCATATCCCCGCGTTCCGAATGGAATACCAGAGCATAAACGCCAAAACATTTCATGTCCATGTTCTAATTATACTTCCTGTGTCTGAATATCCATAGGTATTGATAAATGACACGGCCCCATTCTACCTTCCTTGCATCTGCCAATCATCTTGTCCAATACATCTAAAGCATCGGCGGCGGATTGCCCCATCCAACTGAATTTCGTTATTGATTGTGTTATCTCCACAGAACTTATTTCCTGCGTCCCGCGCGTGCGCATTCCCGGCATAGCCAGCCACTTCGTTGATACCTGTCCACTGATAACCAGAAGCGGAATACTATCAGACCATGCCGCCGCAATAGGCGTTACACAATTAGTTATTCCGGGGCCAGAGGTTACGAGACATACACCGAATCCGTGATGCTGAGCATAGCCCACCGCCGCGAAGCCCGCCCCCTGCTCATGCAAACAGGATATGGCGCGGAGGCCGGATTGGCCGAGCGCGTCCACCAGAGGCCCACATCCGCCGCCCGGAAGATAAAAAACTGTATCTATTTCACTTTTCAGACGGTCAAAAATAAAATCCGCTACTCGCATACTCCCATTACTTTCTCTACCGATGGCAGATAGTCCAATCCATACACCCTTGATGTGTATTTCTTGTTGAATTCAGATGATTCGCTTAATCTACAAACAGGCGAACGCTCTCCGAAGTATTTCATGCCCTTGTCCAAAATATCAGCAAGTGAGGTATCAAAAATGTTCCCAAGCGTCCAGTACATCCAGGGGCAGGGCAAGACTTCGCCGCTGGCCGTGATTGAGATTACACGCTTTACAGCCGTGCAGCCCAGGTCACGTCCATAGCCAGGCGTAGAATGATCGTAGCCGCCGTATCGCTTGAGCAGATGCTTTACATGATGAATATCATCAGCGGTACACATCAAGTCTAGCCGCTCTGCATATTCACCCACAGGTTTGGCGTAGATAGCTGAAACGGGGGCGCATTTTTTGTACATCAGTTCCATGAATTCACGGAATTCCTGGGATTTGGCGCGCTCATGATTAACCACTGTCGCTATCTGCAACTGCAATCCGGCCCCCAACACCGCATCAATGGCTTGCATACAACGCTCATGGCTTCCCGCTTTCCGGCGGAATGCGTCATGCTCCGCAGCATCCAGCCCGTCAATGCTGATTTGTACCTTG